AGATATGATGCTTGACGAACTTTATCTTTATGTTGTGTAAAATCTTCATATCTTTTATCTCCAAACCCAATCTTCTTATAACCTTTTTTATTATTTGCTTTTACATAAACAAAAAACTTCTTATAACCTTTACCAGTATTTTTAAAGGGTTTATATAATTTTATTTTTTCCATTTATATTATATTAATATATAATATAAATATGGTTGATAAAATTAAAATAACATATAAAGGTGAGAGCAGAAATGTCCCTAAATCTTATGTAGAAGGTTTAAAAGGTGCTGAAAGAAGAAAACAAATTAAATCGATATTTGAGGGAACTAATAGACCAAAAACATCATTTAAATCAAAAGAAAGCACATGGACACAAAAGTTTAGTAAAAAATATGGTAAAGAAATAGATGCAATGAAAGGTGGAAGATCAAAAAGAAATATTGCTAAAATAACTGGTATTCCTTATAAAGCTATTGATGAAGTATTTAAGAAAGGTGAGGGAGCATATAAATCCAGTGGTTCTAAACCAAATCAAACACCACAATCTTGGGCGTATGCGAGAACTTACTCATATATACTCGGTGGAAATGCTCGGAAAGTTGATGATTCTATAACAAAAAAATACAATGTTAAATTTCCAAAGTAGATAATTTTTTAATATATTTTATATCAATATGTGCTACATCAACAATTTCATCTCTACCTCTTCTTGTTGTACCACCTCTACCATCAGAATATTGATCTAAATTTAATTCCCAATAATAAATATCATCATCACATTCCCATATATAAAAAACTCTTCTTCCTTGACGACTATATATTTTACCTTTTTCTATTTTACTTATATTTAACATTAAAGTTGGATGTCTTCCAAAATTGATTCTTCTTCTTTTATATTCAACACCATATTTTTTATTCTTAAAATCTATTGGATGAAATTTATTTTTAATATTATTATTAAATAATTTTCCAAATGTTAACTCTAATATTGGTTGAATTCTATTTTCATTAGATAATCCAAATTGTAAATCTTGTTTTTTAATTTGATTCATTTATATATTAACATATATTTTTATTTTCTATAATTAAACACATTTTTAATAAAAATATTTTTTTAAATTTTTTATTATATAGATTATAAAAATATGTCAGATAATCGTCCATCTCTCCTTAATATTAAATCTATGCCAGTATCTACGGCATTACAATTTACTACGGATGTGTTGGATCCAGTAGTAAATGGTGATACCTTCACTCGTTTTGAATTTCAACCAAAAGGTTTTCTCCACCCAAATTCCCAGTTAGTTGTTAAAGTAAAGAAATCTGGAACTGCTGGTATTGCTTCCAGTTCATTCCCTTTTGCTAATGTGGGATTATATTCTCTAATCCGTCGTGCCGTGCTGAAAACGGCAGATGGTACTACAATCTGTGAAACGGATAGTCTAAATGAACTTTTAGGTTGTAAATCCCAATTTGTATCTAATAGTGCTAATAAAGAAAGAGAACAATATAAAACTGGTCGTCAAGTGGCATATGCTCCTTGTTTTACAGCACAAAAGGGACAAGAAGCTGGTGGATATGGTTTATCGAATCATCGTGATTATGATGAACGAGCTGCTGGTGGTATTGTAACTGGTCATGTTCGTGAAGGTCTATCGGTTGAAGAACATTTACTTAATGATAAAGAAAGTTCATTTGCTTTATCTCTACACGACCTATTTCCCTATCTAAAATCTGGCAATCAATTACCACTTTTTATGATGCCTCGTGTTCAAGTTGAATTATATTGGACTGATCTTGTATCTGATGGTCGTATCTGTTCTCAAACAGATGCTGATGCTACTGATCCGAATAGTTTATTCCCAGTATCTTCTGTATCGATATTTGCTGATTATCTATTTTATGGTTCAGATTTTATGGCAGATTATAGACAAAAGAATAATGATCTAACTTTTAGTTACATTGATTATCGTTTATCTACTAATACTGTTACGGCAACTACTGCTGGTGAAGCACTTGTAAGAAATGTTGGTGGTAATGGAATGCAAGTCCTAAAAGCATTTGCTCAATTTGGTCCAGAAGCAACTACTTCTGCCAATAAATTATTACTTGGTAGGTACAATTCTATTGGTCCATCTGCTGATGGTGCTGATGGCGGACGAACAAATTTAACCAGTAATCTATTTTACAATAATGAATTTCTTTATCCTCAATCAGTTGAAAATTCGGCAACTCATTTCCACCATCTAATTTCAGCAGAAGGAGCACCAGCTTATGTTTCTCGTGAAGCATATTGTGGAGAAGGTAATTGTATTGTAGCATTAGCAAAACACAATTTTATGGGATTACAACAAAGATTAAATTTACAAGGTAAAAACTTCTGGCAAGGTTTTAAACTTATTGATGGAAAACGCCTTGATAGTAAGGGTATTGATTTACATACTCAATATATTGCTGGTGCTGGTGTTAATACTACGCAGAGAGTATGGGTTGAAATCCTACGATTTGCCAGATTATCTGATGGTCGCCTCCAAACATTCTATTCGTAAATCACTTCTTTTAAAAATATCCAGAGTGGCATTAAAATTACTAATATAGATTGCCACTCTGGATAAAAATAAAAGTAATAAAAAATAAAAATAATAATAATTATCATCGCATAGCGATATTTTTTTGTCATTTTATTTAGGTTTTAAATTTCCTATTTTTATATATAATATTATATAAATAATGGATTTTGCTGATATTCAGTTAATAGAATGTAATAGATCACAATCTATTCAAGGTAAAAATAATAATGATGAGCAACCAGCAATCTTTACATGTAAATTAGGTCAAGGAGTAAAATTAGATGCTGGTGATACAGTAGAAATATTAAATGCTTTTGTTTCAGAAGATGGTTGTGGTGGTGAGAATATAGAATTTATAGGTGATTTTATTTATACTGATAATGGTTTTGATGAAGAAGGTAATCCATCAGAAATAGTAAAACAGAATTTAGAATATACAAAATTAAATATAGTAACAGATAAAACAAATGTAAGAGATTTTCAACATAGAGCATCAGTAGTTGTAAATAATGAAAATAATGAAAAGAAAAATACAAATGAAAAAAAAGAATTAAAAGATAATGAAACTTATGTACAACAGAGATATTATAAAACTAATAATGGTGAAGGATGTTTATATCAACCAAGAAGATTTATTATTGGATTTGAGGGTGGTAATAAATTTGCCACAGCATCATCTGGTGGAGCAGATCCAGATCCAGCATTGATGTTTCCAATGATTACTTTTTTTGAAAAAAAAGATGATGAAGATCAAGGTGTGGGATTTTTAAAAATAAAGAAAAATTATTCATTTAAAGTTGCTGATTGTGATTATTTTTTGTATACATCTGGTGGTCCCAATGAATTTTGGAATGGTTTTGATAGTGCTGGTGGAGAATATTCTTATACAACAACAGAACAATGGTATCGACCAAGAACTGATAATAAAAGATTCACAATGTTTATGAGAGATCAAAATTATAAAATAAGAAATTTAGCACCACAAGTTCCGAATCCATTCAATTCAGTTGGAGCTGATCTTAATTGGATTGATGCCCAAATATTAGTAAATGATTATATAGCATTTGCAAATTATGTAGAATATATAGAATTAAAACATTTAAAAGTAGATGCTGGATTTACACCAGCAACAAATATTGCTGCCCAGATAACAGAACAATTACAGCAAAATGTAGATTATACAACATCAGAAGGTGATTTAATAGTACAACCAGAAACATTATATTGGAAGCACGAGTTTGGTGTATCTGAACAAAATTATGAAATATTTACTGCGAGAACAACTGAAACATATTTTCCTATTGAAAGTGGTGGAATGGGTAGAAATGACCAATCAGCTTGGTTAGAAGTAACTGGTGCTCACGATAAATTAGTTGCCGATCCTTATGCTGATAATTTATCTATTGGTGAAAAACAATATTCTATGGATTATTTATCAACAACACAATATATATTCGTAAAAAGACCAGAGATGTTTATTGCTGGTAGAAAATTACATGATTATTTTAGTAACATAACAACTAATCCATCAGCAGTTGTTGGTATAAATCAACCTTCTTATATAGTAAATCAAGTAGTAAAAGGAACTCCAAATACTCCTTTAATAACTTCATTTGAATGGACAGATGAAAATTTAAAAATGTTAAGTGATTTATTCAAAGCACAAGAACCATATTCAGTAGAATTAGAAATGTATGATGATAGATTTTTACATATGAATTGTATTCCAGTCATATCATCTGGTTCAACTGTTTTAGGTACTGATGGTTTTGAAAATGATACATCAATAAATAAAGAATTTTATACATCAGCACCAATAAGATTCAAATATGATAAATCAAAAGAAGATATTTATAATGATGGAATGTTGGGAACAAATGATTTATGTTACGGATTTGCTACAAGAAATGTAGGAACAACTTTATCTACTGGACAAACATATGATACAATTGTTTTACATCCAGAATTGGCAACATCGATAACTGGTGGTGGTTGGAATATTCCAGAATTATATGATGGATTTACTGGGGCAACAACTATATTAGCAAATTCTACTATTTTGGGGTGGGATAAACACGCAATGAGTTATGGACAAGTAATTATGTCCAGTTTAAATGGATATGCATTGGGACCACCAGAAAGTTTAATAGATAAAAATGGTGGTCAATCATCTGACACAGTAAACACTGCTTGTGATTATGCTATTCAAAATAAAACACCAACAACTGATACAGAAAGTAAATGGACTAATAATTTTCAACGAATAACTGATCTATTAAATTTTAGATATATTGGTGCTAATAATCCATCATTAGAATATAATGCTTTAACTGGAACATTTGGTTTTAAATCATTACATACAGCAGAAAATGTCAATCAACCTTCTGATGCTGGTAGAGTAACCACTGTAAAAATAGCAGCAACACCAACAGAACCAGCACAAAGTATTCAAACAGAAGTGCCAATATCAGCACAAGCAGCCACAGAATGTTATAAAATAAATAAAAGATTAAGATATAATGATTATACACCAGATATGAAACCATATTGGGTTTCTTATCCAAAGAAATTAGTTTATATTGCTGGAAGACCACCAGAATATTTACCAGTTAATATGTCATTATTAGAAAGGGGTGGAGCATTTGAAGCAACAGTAGATGATGCCCCAACCAGTATAGCAGTAGCAAATCAAAATATAGAAGATGGTGTTTTATTTGATGCTCATTGTGGAATATTTTTAGATATTGGTAATACTTGTCCAGAAAGATATTGGAAGAAATCTTTTTGGGGATTACTTGGATTTACTTATGAACAATTTCATCCAAAAACAAGTACAATATTAAATAATGAACAGATTAGAGTTGGTGAAGATACCATGTTTTCTATGAAATATGTCACAACAAATTGTCAAGTAGTTGTATCAGATCTAAAAGATTATCCAATACAAGCATGGGGTGGAATAAATTATTCAACTCAATTAGCACCACCATTATGTGTTCAACATTCTAATGAAGATGTAAAACTTGGATATGGTATGAAATATAAACCATATATTATTCAGAATACTCAATCAATAACAACAAGAGCACAGAGAATACCGAAGCTGATGACAAGACCATATTATACAATAAGATCAGATATTTTAGATGCTACTAAATATGTTGGTGGTAATTCTGGTGGAATAAAATTATCAGTATTAGGTGTAGTAGATAAAATGAATGGAGATGGTGATTATTATTTTACAGAAAATGCTGGAATGGCATTTACAATAACTAATCCAATTACATTAACAGATATAACAACTGCAATATGTAATCCAAATGGTAGATTAGCAAATGTAAATGATAACAGTGCGGTGATCTATAAAATAACAAAACAAATGAATACTTCTAAATTTGATATTGTAAATCAAATATTACAAGAACAACAATCTAAAAAATAACTACTTTTAAAAATATCCAGAGTGGCATTAAAATAACTAATATAGATTGCCACTCTGGATAATTATAATATCAATCAAACTCAACAAGATATTTACCATATTTAACAATTAATTTATTTTCATATTTCTTTTTATATTCTGCTCTCTTTTCTAATTCTCTTAATGTTTGTTTTGAGATTTTAGGTTGTAAATTAAATATTTTATCTGGGTGATTATTTAAACATTTACAAGCACGGCGTACTGATGGAATGTCACCATATGGTTCAATATATTTAGCAGTTTTCTGAATTTCATCTATACTATTAAATGAAGAATGGTTAACTATATAATTATTATTAATATATTGTTGTATTCTTTTACATATTAATATAACTTCATTTTTATCTTTTATTGATAATATTTTCTTTGGATTACAATTATATAAATATGTTTTTAAATCAACTAAATTATATATCATGTAAAAATCTAAATCTGGTTCAATCTCATCGATATATTTAAATTTATAAATAAGAGTTCTTATTAATTCTTTTTTTTTTAATTTTTCTGGATCATCAATAGAAATATTAAATGTTCTAATAATATTACACAAATCTTTTTTAGAATGTGTTTTATGGATCAACATTTAAATTAATTATATTATATAAAATATTTTAATTTAAATATTATAACAAGGATGCTTACACTTGCCGAATTAAAAAGGATTATAAAAAAATATGATGACTTAATGGGTATAGATCCAAAAGGAAAGAAAGCACCACAATTACGAAAAGAAATAGAGGATGCTGGTTATACTATTGATGATGAAAATAAAAGAATCATCCGATTGGGTAAAAAAAAAGATAAAAAGAAAAGACCAGTAAAGATAGAAGCTGGTGAAGCAGAGAAGAAACCAAAGGTAGATAAATCATCAGCGAGAGCAAAAAGAAAAGAAACTATTATTAAACAATTTCTAAAAGATCCAGAATTGCATAAAGAAATAATGGCAGATGAAAGAATTAAAAAACAAAAATATTAATATTTAAATAAAAGATTATTATTATCTATAATAATGTATAGATTATATTTATCAGATGGTGATGTAACAATTGCCAAATTCAAAACAAGATCAGATGATATGAATTTAGTTTATAAAGAATATGGTGAAGAAATAATATTACAAGGATTAAGAAAAGGTTTTACAATAGAACAACAAGTAAAAAAATATAAATTATTTATTGAAGCAATACATAAACAAAAAAGAAATTGTTATAAAATAAGAACATCAGATTTATTTATGTACTTATCATGTTATTCAGCATTATATAAATTTAATGAAGAGATGGATACTCCAATGTTTTTAAAAATTAAGAACAAGAATAGTAATCGAACTCTTTAATTGTTTTTAGTAAAGATATATTTTGTTTATCTTTCTTTTTCATTTTTTTATTTAACCACATATAATATTGAAAGTGTTTTATTAATTTATTATAATCCTTTTTATATTTGGTTTCTAATTCATTATATTTATATTCAATCTTTAATTTCTTATTAACATCTGATGGTAGATTAAATGATTTAATCATCAGTAGTTTATGATACATTATATATTATTTATATAATAATATAAGTTAAAAGTTGTTAAATATCAATATTAAACCGATATTATGTCTATATTAATCATATTTTATCCCTTTAAACTTGTTTTATGCCTATATTACTACTTAAAACATAATAAAATTATAATTTTATGTCTCTTTAAGTGTTAAAAGGGGTATAATAATGGATTAAAACCATATATATTGGCATATTTACATTAAATTATAGGTAAAATATAAGATTATATCATATTATCTTCATAAATCCGTTATTATCTGTTGATACTTGTATTATTTCTGGTTCTCCAACATCATTATCATCACTTTCACTTTCAGTATCATCATAAATAAAATCTGGATCATGTAATGATATTAATTCTATTTTTAATTCATTACAGAATTGTTCTATTTCTTTTGGACCATTAAAATCTAATTGATTCATTATACATTCAGATAATAATTCTAATAATCCCATTTCAGCTTCACTCATTTATATTATATTATATTTTATTTTCAGATTAATAAACTTAACTTACAACTTGGACACCATTACTATTATATACTAATGTCTGTTCTGAATTTACAAATATAAATGCTGATACAACATTACCATCATTATTTGATAGAGTTAAATTTAATCCCCAGTTCTCACTACGGAAATCAGCACCAGATCCACCGAGTGCGTCGTACCTAACACCAAGTCCCCAACAAACTCCACCATCTGCTACAAGATAATATGGAGTAGATACAGTTGTAAGATTTCCAAGTTGCCAATTACGATTAGAATTTGCTAATCCAAGTGACAGAGCACGATTAGATGAATAGGGAACAACTGCATCAATATAATCTCTAATTAAACCAGCATCAACACTTGAAGTTTTAGGACTATCACGGATTACATTATTCTGTGGGAACTGCTGTGGATATTGTCTACCACCCTTTAAAAATTCTACTTGTTTTACATTATTAATTGTTCCACCAGATAATGTGGGAAATAATGTTGATAAACCATTTTCTCTTAAATTATTTAATTTAGTACTATCTATAAAATTTACAAATGCTGATCTTACTTTTCCAAGTCCAAGATTAAAATTAATCTGGGCATTGGTTGAACTTACTGTATCATAATAAGAACTTATACTTTGATATGTTAATTGTCCAGAACCTTGTTTCTGTAATTTAGATAATGTATCTGGATCTGGTGTCATTACCTCACAAATTAGATGGGGATTTTCTATTTCATAATAAGGATTTAAATCAGCAGCTACTACACCAGTTTGCGAGAAGAACACTTGGGCATCATTTTCAAGTTGAATTGATAACTCACATCCCCCAATTCCCCAAGTAGAAGAAAGCGGAAGAGCAGAATTTCCTTGGAGAAGTCCAGTTGGGAGTGCTAAACAGAAATCAGTACCAGCAGATTTAGATTGATCTACAACACCTTGTTTGGTTTGCTGTTGATTGGGAGTTGTTAATGCTGTTTGATTCAAGTGTGATTGGTTATCGAATTGCGATGTAGATAATGGCAAGTAGGAACTCATGAACCTATTAAAATTTCTGGATTGTTCAATAGTTGTCTGGTGTTTTAAACTACGAGTAGTTACAGTATTGAAGCAAGAATAAACACCAGTTCTCGCATCTATATTTGCAGTCGTGGTTGAAATATCACCATTAGCATCATCTTTATATGCTCTGAAATTACCACAAATTCTAATAGAAGAAGGAATAACATATGCTTCCATTTCTGGTATCTGAAATACCATTTCAGTAATACCTTTACGGAAACTCATCTTATTAGTGCTGGGCTTGTTTGAACAAGCAATTTCCATGTATCTCATATTGGACATCTTTTATAATATTTAATATTATAAAAATAATTAATAAAAAATAAATTTAAAAAACAAATTTTAAAAAATTACTACTTTTTAAAATATCCAGAGTGGCATTAAAATCATTATATATGAATGCCAATCTGGATAATTATAAAAATAATAATAATATAATATATTTTATTTAATTTAGAACAGTAATTCCATCACCCTTGATTTCAAGTGTTTTTATGTGACTTACATAATGTTTCCAGAGAGTTGGTCTATCAGCAGCAGTAGCAGCACCATCATATTGTAATAGTAATCGTGTATCAACTCCACGACCATCATAAACTGTATTGCTATCCATAGCAAGAACTCGTCCGATACAGAAATTCTTTTTATAATCTTTAAAAGATAGTGGGATGATCTGGGCACCGAGTAATGATTTTTCAAGTTCCAAAATTGCTTCTCCATCAATACCACCAGATGCCGTAGCAGTATTTAAAGTATTTACAGCACGAGATGGGACAAGCATACCATTAAGTTGATAATTATATGATTTTAGACGATTACCAATACCAGTTAATCCAGTGCTATCAGAATTGGTTCCACCTACACTATCTTGATACCATAGATAAGTATCTTTTGCCATTATAGCATCTTTACTATCATAGATACTGGCATCTGTTGGGACCGAAATAATCGATCTCGCCTTGGCATGATCTATATTGATATTTATTGTACTTTGTCTATCATTTTTCAAAATAGAATTTTTATGACATTGAACACTGGGAATATCAAAAGCAATTACACCACCAGATTTCATTTTTGCCATCATACCATTTTCATATTCTGCTCCAACATCAATACGATGAACAATCATTTTAACATCTGAAATTTCATATGTAGGATTGTAAGTTCCAGCTTGATTTAAACTATCAGAATAAAACCAGAACTCTGCTGCTGCTGGATCCATAGCTACTGTTGGTTGAGTTGGTTGGCAAGTTACTTCAACTTCATTAGCAGTGGTAGTAATATTAGTAATTACTGGGGCACCACCAGCACCCCAAGTAACAGCAGCAGCAGCAGTAGCATTATAAGCACCCAATTTTTCACCAACAACAAATGGGAAATGCTGGGCATCAATTTGCATATTAACAGATTTCTCAAAGAATATTTTTGTTTGATTTGCTAATCCCCAAGCAGTTGTAGTAGTTCCAGCACCATTGAATAATGGATTATTAAATACATTACGATAAAGAGATGTAGTATCAAGGGTTCTCATAACTTTTCTGGCACTTTGACAAGTTAATTCCACATATAATCCATCGGTAAGAACATTGGGGAATGCTTTACTATTATTTGCGAAACATCCCATATGTAAGGGCATTTCAATATGTGCTTTTTGCATCTTGTCAGCAATTGCTTGACTATCACCAGCAGCACCAGCACCAGTTAAACGACTTTCTCCATGAAATCTCTGTTGGAAATAAGGATTCGTCATTACATCAGATTGATTAGATTTTAAACCACCAGTGGTAGATCTACATTCTGGTGTCCACACTGAACAACCTTCGGTTAATGCTCTTTTATTTCTTAAACTATCATTACTTTCATAAGAATATTTTACAGAAACATATGTATCAATATCATCCAGTTCTTCGATTAATTGAGCACGATTACCAGCATATACACGACATTTAGAAAATAAACTCTGGGCACCAATAGTACCATCTAACATAAGAGCAGTTGCTCCGAAAGCACCAGCCGTATCTGGTGAAAGTTTTACATCAAATGATAACCGACTTTCTTTACCAGAAAAAAATCTTACACTCGGAGGAATATAAATCCCAATAACATTATTTTCAGTGAAATTTACACCATTTTCAGCAGATATTTCTACTTCGGTTTGATCAAGATTGATTTTATCACCAGATCTCCAATAATTTGCCATTTTATAATATGTATTATAAAATAAATTATAAAAAATAAATTTTAAAATAAACTAATTTAATCTTTTTAAAATATCCAGAGTGGCATTAAAATATATAATATAGATTGCCAATCTGGATAAAAATAAAAATACTAACCAAACCAACCTCTTGATTTTTCTGGTTTTTCTACTTTGATATATGCCAGTTCTTCAATGATAATTTTATTTTGTTCTCTTATCTCTTCAACCATTAATATTAATTGTTTTATAAGATCACTGTTATTTGTTTTTTTATCTTTGGAAGAAATATCCATATATCTTAAATTTAGAAATAATTTTTTATATCTATAAAAAATATTAATATAATATAAAAAAAATGAGTATGGAGGGATACAATATGAATGATTTACTTTTGCTAATTGTCGGAGTGAGTGGAGCTGCTGCCACGCTATGCCTATCTATTCAACGATCAAAGTGCAAAAAGTTGAAATTATGCTGGGGATTTGTTGATTGTGATAGAGATACTGAACTTATATTAGAAGAAGAAAAATTAAAATTAGGTAAGATGCCAACTCCTCGTAAGAAGAGTTTATCAGAATTAAATAAAGAAGTAAAAGAAGAAGAAAAAAAAGTTAATTTTAATTTAGAATTAAAGGAACCACCGCAAAGCGCAGAAGTTGAGGATGTACCTAATCAAAGTTAACTACTATACCTTTTAAGATTCCAATATCATTTAATATTTTTACTCTGTCTGGATATTTCTCTTTAAATTTAGAAATATTATTTATTTTTTTATAATAATTATATGAACTTCTTGCTTTAACAAGTTCTTTATTTTGTTCATATGATAATTTTCTTTTATCAATATTTTTATTATAATGTATTTTTGCTCGTTCTCTATTTTTATTCATGTATTCATCACTATGTTTGTAGACATTATGATAGTTATTATATTCTCTATCTTTTTTCTTTTTATATTGTTCAATAATATGATTGATTTGGTTTTCTTCCATTATATATAATAATAATATAAAATTATATTTAAATATTAATTTCATCGATAAAATTAAAGTTTTATTTTTATCCAGAGTGGCACTAAAATATATAATATAGATTGCCACTCTGGATATAATTACAAGATAAAAAATAAAATAAATTTGATTTATTAATCTTATTTTATTTTAATTCACTCGCACATATTTAAAGATTATTTTATATTATTATAATATAGAATGAATAATCAAAATAATAATCCGAACAATCAAAATAATATGGATGTTAATTATAATATGGGTATTGAACATAAATTTAAATGTTTTAGATTAAGGACTAAACAACCTTATAAACAACCCAATGCTAAACCAGAATACTATATGAAATTACCTACTTATGAATGGTCTAAATATATATTTGTTAATGAAGATGGACAAGAAGTTCCATATAATTTTAAAGCAATTGAAGAAAAGAAAATATTTAAAAAAGCAGTTGATTATCACCCTCATCAAAAGAAATGGTTAAAATATAAAAATCATTATAAAGAACAAAATAATATGGGTGTGCCAACTGGTAAAATTAATAATATCACAGTTGTTGATTTAGATTTCTATAAAGATGGTGAAGAAGATGGAAATATTAATTTATTCAATCAAGAATTCGGTTCTGATTATAATGTATTTAATACTTATACTGTTAGAACTGGTAGTGGTGGTTGGCATTTATATTTTAAATTTAATTCAGCAGTTAAACAAACTGCCGATGGTAATACTAATGTTGATATTAGATCCACTGGTGGATATGTAGTATCTGCTGGTACATCATTTACCACATCTACTGGTGAGTTCAGAGCATATACAGTTCAGAATGATGTCCCAGTAGCTGAAATGCCAGAAAACCTTGAAAAATGGTTACTTGATAATATCTATAAAGGTGATGGATTAGAAAAAAAGAAAAAACAAAAAAGAAATCCCATTATTAAAGTTGTTAATCCAATTACAAAAGTTGAAGAAGAAATAGAATATGATAAAGTAAATCTTGGTGTTTATAAATTTAATTTATCTGATTCTGAAATAGAAAAATATTTCTGTGAAGGATTACCAGATTACTTCTTTCATGACAGAGAACATCACATTAAATTTGCTACTGCAATGAAAACATTAGATAGATATGATTTATTTAAAAAATGGTCATTTAAAAGATGTATTCAAAATGAAGAATATGAATTATATGAAGATAGTGAAGAGTTCTTAAAAAATGTTTGGTGTTATATTGAAAAACATAATCAATTATTTATGTTAGAACATTTAGGAAAAAAAAGTGATGAAGAAGGTGCTGAAAATATTTTAGGTTATACTAAATTTAAACCAACCGAATGTCATAATGAACAACCATCAGTAACTATCAATAGAAATAAACTTGGATATGGTTTTGTTGAAGAGTTTATTGGTTGCGGAGCAAATAAATGTATTGTTGCCAGATCTGATACTGGTACTGGTAAAACTACATCTATGAAACATTATTTTAAAGATAATAGTGATAAAATGTTCTTATCTATTGTATCAAGAATTTCATTAGGAAAAGAGCAAAATAAAATATTTCAACAATCTAATATAGAATGTAAATATTGGGAGGAAGCCAAAGAAGAACTGGATGAAATAAACCAACATAGACATTTTAGTAATCACAGAAAATGGGATAGGTTTGAGGGTAAAAATATGGTTATTACTATCGATAGTTTATGTAAATTAAATGCTTTTGAAAACTTTGAAGGTTATACTGTTTACCTTGATGAATTCAATAGTTTAATTGAATATCTTGTTACTTGTGGTAATATGGGTAATAAAAGAGTTTTAATCTATAAACTATTTCGTAAAATATTAAAAGAATGTGAATTAATTGTATGTTCTGATGCTGATATTTCTGATAATAGTTTATTATTATTAAAAAATTGGGATATTGATTATCTGTACATCAATAATGAATATAAACATAATAATGGCATTAAAGCAACTGAAATCCCTAATTTTAATAATTTTATGGATAAACTAAATTCAGAACCTAAATGGATGTGTTGTGCTGATAGCAAAACTATGGTTGATATCATGGCAAGATTAAATAAAAAATGTAAGGTTTATACTTCTGATTATTCTGGTGATATTGATTTAGATGAGGATGATTGTGTGATCTTTTCACCTAAAATTGTTTATGGATTAGATAGTGTAATGAAAAGACCAGTTTTCTGTTATTATAAATGCCAAACTATCACACCAGCAGCTATGGTTCAGCAAATATGTAGAAATAGAAATATTACAGAATTATTCTTTCATTTTGAACATTTAGGTAAAATGGTTCAACCATATAATTATGAAACAGTAGAAGATTGTAAAGAAGATATTATAGCAAGAGATAAATATGGTAATGATATGTTTAGTATTGTTGATAAAACAATGGCAGAAGAATATGTTAATTTACTTGCTGGTTTTGAATATAATTATGATTGTTATGATACAAATAAATTTGGACATTTTATGAATATTATTTCATCAAGAGGTTTCATATGTGATATGGTACCACAGAAAACTGAATTCTGTGAAAAACTTAAACAATTAGAATCAGATATGAAATGTGCAAAAGCAAAAGATATTCAAAAATTATGTAAAGGTTTTCAACAATTTCATTTAGAAAATAATAAAGATTATATTGAAGAATTAACAAATCAATTAAAAAATGCTGAATTTTATACAGCATTACCATTTGGTAATGAAGATGATATTGGTGATGTAGAATATTATGAAGATAAATTAGAAAAAATAAAATCAGATGATTATGATGAAGAATTAATACCAACCGAACAATTTCCAGAATGGATAATTAGAAAGAATGAAATTCTTAAAATACCATTCAGTAAGATTGGTTCAAGAAGTTCATATTTTAGTGATCCAGCACAACTACCAAAACATATGGCAGTATCTGATATGTTCTTTCGTGATGATGATGATAATAAACACGATCTTTCTGATAAAGATGATTTCAATGCTCAAAAGGTTACAACAGATAAATCAAAAGTTATATTATGTAATAAATTTAAAAGAATCATTGGTTTCAATGATAATTTTATGGAAACACCATTAGATGATGATGGATATTTTAATGAAGAAATAGTTAAACCATTAGATGAAAAAACATTAAAATCATTTATAAAAGAATATAAAACTGTATTTAGGTACAGAGGTAAGAACTTTGCTGATTTAACTGATAAACATGAATGTGTAGTATTCTATGCTAAAATGGTTAACAGTATTTGTGGAGGTGTTCTTGAAAAAAAGAAAATCCCAGAAGATAAAGAAAATAATAAACCAGCCAGTTGTAAATATAAATATGATATTAAAATATTAAAAGACCATATGGATCTATTATCATTAAGAAGTAAAAGAATTCCAATATATTTATTTAATAAATATTTTGATGATAACACTAAAAAACAAAATCAATATCTTGTAGCATATAAAAAACCAGATAGATATTTATGGTTAAAACAATGGATGAAATCATTTGGTCCAGCACATTTCATTATTTAATTAAAATCAATTAAAATTATTATTATTATTATTATTTTATTTATTTTTTATTTTTTCATTCAACTACTTTTTATTTTATCCAGAGTGGCATTCATATTAGTAAATTTTCTGCCACTCTGGATATTTTTAAAAGTAGTTATTTTAAATCGCCTCTGGATATTTTACAAAATTTTGTCTTCCAGATGCTAAATATTTTTCATTATCTTTTTTTCTTTTTCCTACATATAATTCTCTGCGTTCTTCTACTGACATACTTTTTATTTTTTTAACTCTTTCTTTATTGATTTCAAATATTTGTTTCTGTGAATATTTGGGTTGTTTTTCACCATTAGTTTTTACATCGAATTGTAAATCAAGTTCGGTCGGATAATTGTGGAGATCATCAATACTAACTTTTTCAAGGGGTTTTACTGATTTCGGCATATTTTTTTATAATTTATAATATATTTTTATTTTATAATATAAATTATAAAAAATGTCATTAGTTATTTGTTCAAATATTAGAGATGACACAAGAAATCGTGAAACAATATATGAAGCACCATTCAGTTTTCATAATGCTTTAAAACAAACATTACAAATCCCACCAAATTCAGAAGTTGCAGTTCAATCTGTAAAGATTAATAAAGCTGCTAATTTATTTTTGAAAAAAACTGATATATGGTATCAATATTTTGGTAAAGATTTAAATTTAACTAATACAACTTCTGATGATGGACCATATAGAACTATATATTGTACACCAGATATATTAGGAGATGAAAAACTTGTAAGTATGGAAGAATTTGTTGATATCATGGAGAGATCTATTAATGTTGGAATGCCACATCCAGATATTTATAGTAAATTAAAATTTGAGAGTGTTAGAGATGGCACTACTAATGCCTATGTTGGTTTTAAAATAACATCAGATGGTCAAAATGATAGTGGTTCTGGTAATAAAATAGAAACTAATACTGACCATTTTATGAGATCAGATTATTGGCAGAATACATTTATAAATGCTGGTGTTCCACAAGCTGTTGCTTTCACACCAGATGCTCTTGGTCCTAAAATTGTAAAAAATAGTGGAACTGTTGATAGCACAGAAGGATGTATGATTATGAATGCTGGTTTTCCTTTATCTCATATGGGTGGTGTTTTTAAAGTTGATTGTACTGGAATGAGGAAAGTAAGTTCTCCACCAGTTGCTACTGATACTGGATATGGACAAAGACCTTTCCAAGTAGGTTTATGTCGTAGTATTTTACTTGATGATGCTGTAACAAATGTTCTTGCCCCAGAAAGTAATCCAGCATATTATAACTTTAATTTAACTACTGGTCTTGGAGTTGGTGGAACTGGTTTTGAAGCAAATTACTTTGATGTTGTTGTTTCTTGTGAGCAACAAGTTTCTGGGGGTAATTATAAATTAAAAGTTCATCAAGCAACAAGAAATCCAGCTGGTTCTGTATCATTGGAAGAGGTAGTATATTATGGTTATGCTGGTGCTTTACACGCAAATATATTAGATCTTTCACAAACTGGTGTGAGTGGAATAAATTTAGCATCTATTGTTTTTACATTAGAAAATGAAATATTAAATATTGATTATATAAATGATAGTAATACAACTATAAGAATTTGTGGTTTTACAGCAGATTTAGCATCTGGTGCTAAAAAAGAAAATTTAATTTGTCCAATGGGACAAACACGATGGAACTTATATCCTAAATTAACTATTGTTGGTGGTCCATCTGTTCCCAATACTTCATTCTTACAAATAAAAGAATTTAATGCTCATATCAATACATATAATAATTTTTCACAAAGGAATCCAGATAATAATTTTTTTACAAGATTAGAAAGTTTAGCACAAGATGGAATATTACACCAAATGGATACAAGAGATATATATGATATGACAGTTAATCCAACTCTCGCCCCAGCTTATACACCAGAGGGAATTGGAACTGGTTCTGGTCCCACACCACCAATATTTTTAAAGGATAGACAAACACAATATATATTCGCCCCATCAGAAACATTGTATAAAGATACTCCAAATGCAAACATGGCAGCAATATTAGGATTCAACAATGACCCAGTTTTAGCACCAAGTATTAATGGTGTTGTAAGTTCTACTGATGCCAAGATTGTTGTGTATACATCTGATAGTGAAAGTGAATTATTATCAACAGCATCTCTATTTGTTAGATTAGATAATTTTACACAAACATCTTATAATGCTGGTGTTGGTCGTCCATCTAAAATTTTATATCATCTACCTCGCTTCGATACAAGTAATCGTGATTTAGGTACTGGATTATATTTTGAACCAACTGAAAGAACATATGTAGCATTAAATAATTCTGATACTATATATGCTAATAGTATGAATATTAGTATCTCAAATGATAATGAACAATTAGCAACTGATCTGGTTGGTAAAACTATTGTTGTTTTACATTTTAGAAAGCATGGTCATTGAATAAAACTAAAATAGATTTAATGTTTTCTTATTAGAAGTAATTTTTTAAAATAAAAACAAATATATAAAAATATTTGATTGATATAAATGGATTGTTTGCCAGAAGTAGAGATGCCAATAGAAGAAAATGTTATAGAAGAATCAGAACAAAATAATATTAAAGCAGAGATTTCAGATGTTTCAGATAATGAAGAATTAATAGAAGAACTTGAAAAACCTAAATTATCACAAGAACAAATATTTCAAACACCTATTATAAAGAAAGTAAATGAAAAACCACCAAAGAAGAAAAGGGTACTATCAGAAGAACATAAAGCAAAACTTGCTATTGCAAGGGAAAAAGCATTAGCAACCAGAAGAGCCAATGCTGCCATGAAAAAAGAAACAAAAGAATTAGAGAAGAAAGTTAAAGTAAAGAAATTAAATAAATTAAGAGATGAAGTTTATCACGAAGTGCCGACTAATAAGGTTGCTGATCCCACCGTATCTGTATCCGAACCAGAAATAGTGAAACAACAATCACAGCAACCTCAAATATCGCAATCAGATCTGGAAGCGGTAGCATTGAATGCTATATTAGGACACGAGAAAATAAGAAAAGAAAGAAAAAAGAAGAAAAAAGAAGAACAAGCAATACAACAACAACAAAATTTATTAAAACAACAGTTACAATCAGTAGTTAGTAATCAACCAGTAAATCATTATTCAAAAAATGGAGTATGGGATGATTTCTTCTGATTATTTTATTTTGTATAATTTATTTCAACTACTTTTATTTTTATCCAGAGTGGCATTCATATTAACAATATTTCTGCCACTCTGGATATTTTTAAAAGTAGTTATTTTTTTATATTTGTTATAATAAATGATAAAACCAATTATTATTTCAACATCAATTATTTCTGGAAATATTATTATTTATTATTTGGGTTTTTATTCAAACAAAATTTTATATTATATATATAAATGATGAATGGACCAAAGGTTAAAAAAGTAATTGATTTAGAAGATAAAACTAAATATAGGGATGTACATCCACACCTACCAAAACCGCCTTTTAATTTAATAATTTGTGGTTCAGTCCGCTCTGGAAAAACGAATGCCCTTGTAGGACTATTAAGAGATGAAGAGATGTATGGGGACGATTATTGGGACATAGTGAAAATCTACTCAAATAGTATCTATAATGATCCAAAGGGAAAATACTTAATGGATGTGTTTGATGTTGAAGATGGATATAAAGATAGTTATATAGATAAATTTATTGAAAGTCAAAAGAAATATGATAGAGAAGTAATGCCAACAGCACTTTTAGTTTTTGATGATATTATTAATAAAGATTTTAAAAAAAATAATTCTATTAGTTTTTTGGCAAGTCGTTTCAGACATATAGAAACAAGTATTATTATTGCTGTACAAAGTTTCAGAGCAATATCGCCGATTATAAGATCCAATGCAACTAATATCATGATAATGAAACAACAGAGTGCTGGTAAGAAAGGTGAACTATCTAAAATAGTAGAAGAATATTCAGATCTGGCTGGTTCAGAAGAACAATTTTTAGATTATTATAATTATGCTATAAATTCAGAACCATATTCATTTATGTATATTGATGCTCAACAAAATCCAGCAAAATTTTATAATCGTTTTGAAATTTTAATTGGTGAAGGATCTAAATCATTGATTCCAAAAACAAAAGTTGAAGATGTTCCATTTGATTAACTACTTTTATAATTATCCAGATTGGCATTCATATATAATGATTTTGTTGCCACTCTGGATATTTTTAAAAGTAGTTGAATGAAAAAAATGATAATAATGAAAAATAAATTTTAATAATATATATAATATAAAATATGGATTTCTATGGATTTAGTAATGGAGTTCAACAAGCAAATGCCATGAATTTAGGTTCGGCATTAGCAAATAATGCTTATGATGCTTATAATATGGGAGCAGAGAATGCTTGGAGAGAGAAGAATGTTAAAAAAGATCAATTAGTTATTAATGCTGATAATCAAGATGTAAAAAAAGTAGGTAGTGAAATTTTAACTGATGAGGTTGAGAAAGGTGGAGGGACTGCGGTTGGTATTGCTGGTGTTGGTATGCTTGGCAAATCTATTAGAGATGCTGGTAATCAATTAGGAAAAGCAAAAAGAATTGCCGAAGCACAATTAAAATTATCAACAGCATCTGGTGACATTGCTGAAATGGATAAAGCACAACAATTATTAGATGTAACAAATAAAGGAGATTTAAAAGGATTCGTAAAATTAACTGCTAAATTTGCTACTCAAAAAGCAGTTACATCTGCTTTGGGTCAAAATATAAATAAAGCAGTAAATTTAGCATCTGATATAAATAAAGGTTCATCATTTACCCCAGCAGTATTAGCATCAGTCAGTACATCAGAAGGAAGAAAGGCAGCAGATATAATAACATCAAAAGCAGCACAAATAGCAGATGGAGTAAAACCAGAAGTTATATCATCGGTAGCTGGTGGGTTAATATCAGCAAATGTAACACCAACATCAATCGATAAATCAAAAGAAGCATCAAGAGCAAGAATAGCAGCAAAGAAAGCAGCACGAAAACTACAACAACCAGCACAAGAACAAACTGGCGGTGCTACTGGTGAAGAAGATGAATTATTAACTGAACAAGGAACAGCATCCAGACCAGATACATTCAAACAAGTTAATGTAACAGAAGAAACATTTGGAGATCAATATATAGATCCACGAGAAGAACTAAAAGGTTTTGAAAGTGATTTAACTAATGTAGATGCGTTTGAAGCACCAGCAAAAAATTTAGGTGATACTATTAGCAGACAAATTATTGAAGGTTTTGGAACTGATTTAATGGCACAACAAAGAGGAACAGCAATTGGAACTGAAAGTTCTGGATTGAGAGGAATTGCATCAAATATTAAAAGTTTTTTTCCTAAAACATTTAATAAAGGTGAATTAGATTTATCAAAAGTTGCTGGGGCATTAGATGATGTAGATGATCAAGGTAATACAGTTAGAAGTGTTCAACAATTAACTGCTGGTTGGGAAAATAAAATAGCAACTAAAACAGCAGAAGCACAACAAGGTATTTTAGAAAGGGGATTAGGTGGTAGAGATTTTAGTGGAGGTGAACCAGAACCAGAAATACAAGAAGAATCTGAACCAGTTAGAGATGAAGAACCACCATCAGCACCAGAAAGACAAGCAGATACAGTAGAACAATTATCTGAACCAACAGTAGATAGAGCAGTTGCTTCGACTGGTTCTGTATCATCAGCTGGGGCAGCAAAAGCAGCAACATTATTAGGTACTGCTGAACATGAAGAAGCAATATCAAGTGGAGCAGTCGATGAAGAAGGTATTAAAGCAGTAAAAGCATTGGGTGGATTTTCTGGTGCTGTTGGTGGAGCAGCATTAAAAACTGTATCAGTTGCTGGACAAGCAGTAAAAGCATTGGGACCAATAACTAATGTAGCATTTACTGCTGATCAAACATATGAAGAAGCAAAATCATTATTTGGTAAAAGTCATAGTTTAGAAGGTGTTGGAGGTTGGGAGAAAACTGGTGATGTATTCAAAGAAGTTGGTGATATAGCAGCAACAGTTGGATCTGGATTGGCACTTGCTGGACCAGCTACATTTGGTATTTCAGATGTAGCAGCATTAGGAGTTGAATTAGGTGGTGGAGCATTAGCACTTGCTGGTGATTTAATGGATGATTATGGAAAATCAAAACAAGATAAAGCAGCAAAACTTAAAGCAGCACAAGCACAAGCATCAGCAGTAGCAAAACAAAAAGCAGATGCTGTTGCCAGTAATAAATCAGTTGAAATTGCTACGGCATCTGGTAATCGTAATTTATCTGGTACTGGATCTATTGCCCAAGTTTCTAATTCGGCAATAAGAGCATATTAAATCAATTAAAAATATTATTATTATTATATTTATATTTTCATTTTTATAATTATCCAGATTGGCAATCTATATTATATATTTTAATGCCACTCTGGATATTTTTAAAAGTAGTTATTTTTTGATTAAGTTTAAGATTTAAAATTAAAATCTTATATTATATATAAAATGGACATTAAAGAGGTTATTAAAAAGGCAAGACCAAAAGCAAAAGAAAGCACTATAAAAATGTATGAAAGTAATTTAAAGAAATTACAGAAGATGTTTGATACTGATAATTGGAAGTTTTTAGATAATATAGATGAAGTAAAAGATAAATTATCTCATTTACATTATACATCTCAAAGAAATTATTTTAATAGTATTATTATTTTATTAATGGCATTAAATTCAGATAAAAAATATGATAAATTAATTGATAAATATAATGAAATTAGAGATGAAGGAAATAAGAAATATCAAGATGATAATGCAACTGGTGTAATTTCTGATAAACAAAAAGAAAACTTTGTTGAATTATCTGAAATAAAAAATATGATTTCTGACATGGAAAAAGAGATCAAAAGTAAAAAGTTAAAATCAAAACCAAATTTAACTTCAAAAGAAAAAATGTTGATTCAAGTGTACATATTATTTAATATTTATACTCGGTTACCACTTCGTAATGATGTATCTGAAATGACAATAACAACCAAAAGAGATTATAATAAATTAAAAGAAGATGAAAAAAAAGAACATAATTATTTAGTAGTTGAAAAAAATAAAATGTTTTTCGTATTAAATCAATTTAAAACATCATCAAAATATAAGGAACTTGATATCGATATCCCAAAAGATTTAGAGAAACTGTTAAGGTTTTATATTAAAGTTAATGGACTTACAAATGGTGATGTATTATTTACATCCAGTACTGGAACAACATTATCCAGAAATGCTTTATCACAATTATTTATTAAAACATCTAAAAAATATTTGGGTAAATCAATATCCACAACAATGTTACGCAAAATAGTATTATCAGATAAATTTGCTGATGTAAAAGAAGAACAAAAAGAA